TGACTATATTGGGAACCTTGAGATAAATGTGTCGTAATAGCATAAGCTAATTCGAACTTATCTGCTTTATTATAAGGGCTTCTTTTAAGAAATTCTTTCTGATCTTGAGGTGCTCTATAGTATTGTAAATCCATCTTAATCTGACTGAATAGATTATTACCATCATCTAGAAAGTCTATAGTCATTTCCTTTAGATCTTTCCTAATAGATGTAATGTCTGGATGGTTTCTAACTATACCTCTAAGACCATTGACTAGATTAATACCATTTACTTCAATATTCCAATTATTCTTACGACAAATCAATGGTTCATTGAATGT